CATCCTAATTTAAAGTACACTACAGTTGATAATTCAGGCATGATGCAATTCGAATCTGAAAAAGGATTTGGATTAATTTTTCCTAGTTGGTTGCAACATTGGGTGCCACAAACACCTAAAGATAGAATTAGTATTTCATGGAATGTTTTATTAAGAGGACAGTATGGACAACCAAACACATTACAAAATTCATATATCTAAACTTAACGAAGTTTATTTAACAGTAGAATGCGACAATGATGGTACATGTCGTGCATTGGTAGATTACTTTACTTTTGAAGTGCCTGGTCATAAATTCATGCCAGCATTTAGAAATAAAATGTGGGATGGTAAAATAAGATTATTTTCTGATAAGACAGGAAAAATATATGTAGGTCTATTATCTTACATCAAAGAATTCTGCGAAAGAAACGACATACAATGTATAGTTGATAGTGATGTAGATGATTCAGATAATTTAGATATAAAAAAAGTAACAGACTTTGTAAAATCTCTTAAACCAAAATCAAAAGGAAAAGAATTAGAAGTAAGAGATTATCAGATTCGTGCAATACAATATGCATTGAGTAATCACAGAGGTATGTTAGTATCACCTACGGCTAGTGGAAAGTCATTAATCATTTACACATTAATAAGATTTTATAACTATTTACTTAAAGGAAAAAAAATATTAATACTAGTACCGACTACATCATTAGTAGAACAAATGTATTCTGATTTTATTGACTATGGTTGGAATGATAAATACTTACATAGAATATATCAAGGTCATGAGAAAGTAACAGATAAACCTGTAGTCATTTCAACATGGCAGTCTATCTATAAATTAGATAAGAAATATTTTGAAGATTTTGGATGTGTTGTTGGAGATGAAGCACATCTATTTAAATCTAAGTCATTAACAACCATTATGACTAAACTTTTAAATTGTAAGTATCGTTTTGGAATGACAGGTACTTTAGATGGTACACAGACTCATAGATTAGTTTTAGAAGGATTATTTGGTAAGGTAGAAAAAGTAACATCCACAAAAGAGTTAATGGATAAAGATACTTTAGCTAGTCTTAAAATTAAGTGTATTGTTCTGAAACATAAAGAAGATGAGTGTAAGATTGTAAAGGACTTTAAATACAGTGAGGAACTACAGTATATAGTCGCTCATAAGACACGTAATGACTTCATTACGACCCTTTGTGACAAATTAACTGGTAACACTCTATGTTTGTATCAACTAGTCGAAAAGCACGGCTTAGTGTTGTATAACATGATGAAAGATTTTGATAGAAAAGTTTTCTTTATACATGGTGGAACAGATACAGAAACAAGAGAAGAAATAAGAGCAATTACGGAAAAGGAAACAAATGCAATCATTGTCGCATCATATGGTACGTTTAGTACTGGTATTAATATTAGGAACTTACATAATATCGTGTTCGCATCTCCGTCCAAAAGTAGAATACGAGTGCTCCAAAGTATCGGCCGTGGGTTGCGGAAGTCAGATAAAGGTGATATACAAACAACGCTTTTAGATATATCTGATGATTTTACATATAAGGATAGAAAGAATTTTACTTTGAATCACTTTTTAGAAAGAATAAATATATACAATGAAGAAGAATTCGATTACGAAATAGATAGGATAAGAATATGACAGATAATACTACTAGAGTAATAAAATTGTCAAACGGCGAGAGTATCGTTTGTACATGTATACCTACACGAACAGATGAAGATTCAGATAAACTACATGTAATACATCCATTAAAAATGGAATTAAAGAATAGAGTAACTAAGAAAGGTGTTGTTGAGGCATTAACTTTATCTCGTTGGTTACAACCTTTTACTGAATCAGATGAGTTTGATATTGAAAAATCAAATATTGTTACAGTCACGCCGGCGTCTTTTGCTTTAAATAATTATTATAACTTTATGTTAGAAAACATTAATGCAGCTGATGAACACAGTCCTGACCCACAAGTTACAGTAAAACCTAAATTCAATGAAGAAGTATCAGAAGAACAAGAAGAACAGGCATCAGAAGAAGTAAAAGAAATGTTTAACAGATATATCTCTGCGCTAAGTGGTGATAATAAAGAAAGAGAAATGATAGAGGATGATTTATCAGAAGAAGAATTCGACAGTTTACCCTGTAGTGATACTAAACATTAAACATCCCTTTAGTACTATAGTATATTACCCGGCTGGACATAGCGATTATAATAGGTCGAACAAGGTTTGTCAACGCATTTATTTAAATAAATTAAATTCAAAGTATTTGGTAAATAATACTAATATTACTTGACATATTATGTTCAGCCTAGTAAGATGGTAATCATAATAATTCATCAAGGAAAATAAGATGGCAACAACAAAGAAAAAAGGCGTTCACTACATAGACAACAAAGAGTTTCACGCAGCTATGGTTGCATGGAAAGACCTATGTAAAGAAGCCGAAGAAGCAGATGAGCAAAGACCACAAGTAACAAATTACATAGGTGAATGTTTCTTAAAGATAGCAAACGGATTGTCCTATCGACCTAACTTTATTAACTATACCTATCGTTCAGAGATGGTATCAGATGGTATTGAAAACTGTTTACAATACATACATAACTTTAATCCAGATAAATCAAAGAATCCTTTTGCATATTTTACACAAATTATATACTATGCATTTTTAAGAAGAATTCAAAAAGAAAAGAAACAAACTCACATCAAAAACAAAATGATTGAGAAACAACAGTATCAAACCTTTTGTGTAAATGAGGGTGATGATACAATTTATGATGTAAGAGGTTTCGACCCAGACATCATGTTGCCTGATGAAGATGTATACAAGGTAAAGAAAAAAGAAAAAGTAGAAACCAAAAAAGGTCTTGAAACCTTTATGGACACCCCTGAAGAAAAACAAGATATTAAATAATGAAGATAGCGATAATTACTGACACTCATTTCGGTGCAAGAAATGATAATGTGAATTTTAATGAATACTTTTATCAATTTTATGAAGGTGTATTCTTTCCATATTTACAACAGAACAATATTAAAACAGTACTTCACTTAGGTGATTGTTTTGATAGGCGTAAGTATGTATCTTATCGTACTGCAAAAGATTTTAGAGAGAGATTCATATTACCATTTGAAGTTTTAGGAATTGACTTACATATGTTAGTTGGTAATCATGACATATATTATAAGAATACAAGTGAAGTAAATTCACTTACAGAATTATTAGGTGGTAAACATAAAAACATTCACATCTATGATGAAGCAACCGAAGTAAATTTTGGCGGACTACCAATACTACTCATGCCATGGATTACACAATCAAATGAACTCTACGCAGAGGGTATGATTGATGAAACTAAAGCTGATGTCTGTATGGGTCATTTAGAAATAAATGGTTTTCAAATGAATAAGAATGTTTACACATCACAAGGTGGTCGTGAAAAAGAATTCTTTAGAAAGTTTGATACAGTTATGAGTGGACACTTCCACCACAAATCAGATGATGGTCAAATCTATTATCTTGGTACACCATATGAATTATATTGGAATGACTGGGAAGATAAAAAAGGATTCCATATCTATGATACAGAAACAAGAGAGTTAGAAAGAATAGTAAATCCATATACCATACATGAAAAAATATATTATGATGATACCAAAGAAAATTATTTAGAACATGATACTACAAAATATGCAAACAAGTATGTTAAACTGATTGTAGTAGTTAAAAAAGATTTATATCAGTTTGACCAATTCTTAGACAAGTTATATGAAGCAGATGCTTTTGATATAAAAATTGTCGAAGATTTTTCAGACTTAGATGCAAGTTCGGTATCAGATGATATTGTAGAGAACACAGAAGACACAGTAACACTATTAAACAAATACATTGATGACTTACCTATTGATTTAAGTAAAGATAGATTAAAGAATCAAATGAAATCCTTATACACAGAAGCCCAAGACTTAGACTTAGAATAATATGATAAAATTTGAAAAGGTTCGTTGGAAGAATTTTCTTTCTACAGGTAACCAATTTACAGAAATAGATTTGAATCGAAATGAAACTACACTCATCATAGGTGAGAATGGTGCTGGTAAATCTACAGTACTTGATGCATTATGTTTTGCATTGTTTGGAAAACCATTTCGTACAATTACTAAATCTCAATTAGTAAACACAGTTAATGCTATGGATGCAGTTGTAGAGATTGAGTTTAGTATTGCAAGTAGAAAGTATAAAGTCATTCGTAGTATCAAACCAAACAAATTTGAAATCTGGCAAAATGGTAAGATGTTAAATCAAGAAGCCAATAATCGTGACTATCAAAAAATACTAGAACAACAAATACTTAAATTAAACTATCGTTCATTTACACAAGTAGTTATCTTAGGTAGTTCAACCTTTATACCATTCATGCAATTGAAAGCTAGATTTAGAAGGGAAGTGGTTGAAGACTTATTAGATATTAAAATATTCTCAACAATGAATATGTTGCTTAAACAAAGATTGAAAGATTTAGTCGTGGAGTTAAGTGAAGTAGAATACAATTATAAGTTATGTAATGAAAAAATAAGTATGCAATCAACACACATTGAGAATATTAAAAACAATGCAGACCTTATTATTAAAGAAAAACAAAATAACTATGATAATAATTCAATGGAATTGGGTAAGAAAGTAAACAATAAAAAATTACTAGAAGAAAGTCAAAGAGGATTATTTACTTCAGTTGAAGACCAAATTAATATTGAATCTAAAGATGTAAAGTTAAAAGACTTGCGTTCTACACTTACAGAGAAACAAAAAGAAAAAAATAGAATGATTAAGTTCTTATCAGAGAATGAAGATTGTCCTGCTTGTGAACAACATATTGATACAGAGTTTAAATCACAAATGATATCTACAAAAGAAACAGAAAAGAAAGATATTGCAGATGGTCTTACTAAAATGGAAGATGAATTAAATAAAACAAAAGTAAGACTAAATGAAATATCTAAAGTTACAAATGAAATACAAGATAACTCAATACAGATAGCAAGTTTAAATACATCTATACAAGAGTTGGAAAAGTATCAAGTAAAATTATCAGAAGAAATTAAAGACTTAGAAAAAAGTACTATTGACAATTCTGATGAAGAACAGTTAAGAATACTTAAAGAAGAATTTGATGGTATAGAGAAAAATAGAAAAGATTTAAAAGAAGAAAAAGTTTATAAAGAAGCATCTAAAGCTATGTTACAAGATACAGGTATTAAGACTAAAATAATTAAACAGTATTTACCTATCATGAATCAGTTGATTAACAAGTATCTGGCATCTATGGAGTTTTATGTAAACTTTAGTTTAGATGAAAACTTTGATGAAACAATCAAGTCAAGATTTCGTGATAACTTTAACTATGCATCATTTAGTGAAGGTGAAAAAATGAGAATAGATTTAGCATTATTATTTACATGGAGAGCAATAGCTAAAATGAAAAATAGTACCAATACCAATCTATTAGTATTAGATGAGATATTTGATAGTTCATTAGATAGTTCAGGAACAGATGAGTTCCTAAAAATATTAAACACACTCGAAGGT